ACGCCGTTATGGCGTGACCGTCATGGGTCAGCTCAAACGTCTTCATGAATTATCAACCGGCGCCGAGGAGGCAGGTCAATTCTCAGCTGCAATCAATGCTGAGAAGATTCGATCTGCACTTGGTGGTTTGACCGTAGACAGGCGAGAGAACATTCATCAGCTAGACGATCTGTCTCGAGAGGAGATCACCTCTCGATTGAATCAACTGCGGCGTGAGTATCCGCAGGCGTTCATTGAGGGTGAGTATACGGAGGTAGTTGATGCCGACACCGGAGGCGAACTTTTGGAACACCATCCGCAGGAACCTGCCGAGTAACTGTCATACAACTCGAATAGAAAACCGCCATGGCGGCGGCGTGCCTGGCGTACATGTAGCATGGTCAGGGCTTGTGTTCTGGTTAGAATTAAAAACAACAAAAAACAATACTGTTAGAATATCCCCACAGCAAATCGCGTGGAATACCGCGTATTCACGTTCGGGCGGCTTGTCATTCATCTTGGTTAAGCACCTCTCTTCGGGTGACCTAATTTTGTTTCGGGGCGCGAGAGCCTTGGACATAGCCAAGTCGGGACTGGCAGCTGGAGCCGAGTTTCGGGGTTCGGGATTCGGGGATTTATGGGACGCGATTCGGGAGACTGGGGTCCGGCACTTAGAGTCAGTGCTATCGGGACTTCGGGATTCGGGTTCGGGATTCGGGGATCTTGCCCTGGGCCACCCAGGGACTGGGGCGCCAGTACCAGGGTCATAGCAACCTGGGCTCGAGGCAAAAGAAAAGGAGGCCTAGGCCTCCTCCTCTATGCTGTCCTCGATCTTGTCGATTAGGGCGCCGAAGGCTGCGAACCAATCCCGATCTTCTGGTTCCTTTTCGCATTGTTCGACAACAATGTGTTTTATGTGCATGACGATATCTTCTTTGGTCATTTCACTGCCTCCTTAAAATCTTCCTCTGTCCAAAACTCCACCGGCTTGCTGCCGAATAGATGCACCATATGGTCACCAATCTTTTTGCTGATCTCGCTTAATTCGTCAGACGGAATCTGCATCGGACTGCGCCCTTGCATGTATATGTGTTCTAGGGCCGCGTGTACTGCGGCCCTAGCGTCATAGTCAGGAGTCATTTCTTTAGCGCGTGCAATCTCAGCTTCAAGAATCGAATTTAATTCGGCTGTCGCAAAACGTCTAATGAGAAAACTTTTATCTTCTTTGGTCATTTCACTGCCTCCACAATTTGAGTCACGCCATTACCTGCCTTGTAGCATAGCAAGCAGTCGCGGCATTTCTGTCCGGTGCAATTTTGTGCAACGTCACTGCCCTTTGATACGTTGTTAAACGTCCGATCAAAAAACTCCGGCGGCTGATTCATTACCGCATCAATGCGCGGGTTGCTGTAAATTAGAATCAGATTGGCCGGCTTTTTATTCTGGCTGTAAAACTTGCGGATGAAATTCTTGCGCTTTGTCCACAAGGCAAAAGAGCAATGCGGGTTGTGCAACGTGATGTTGTGGAAATTTTCCAACATGGTCATGTTGATCAGCTCACCATGAGACGAAAAGCGGAAAAACGCATCTAAGATTGTTGGCAACATATGTGGCGGAATCAAACCACCGGAAAGAATGTCGCTGTTTTCCTGCCATGACGGAGCGCAATTCTTGCGTAGTCCGTTCAACATGTTCATGGAATAGCATTTCCGGCAGATGATATCATCCGCGCTCGAGTTGTACATGGATATGCAAAACTCATTGGTTAATGTGTTCGTGTTTAATGAGCGGATATCTTGCAATTTCCCGCTCCCGTTTGATATACGCATGATTAGTCCTCCATATGAACAAGTAAATTGTACACTAGGAACAAGCAAAAAACAAACGTATATATTCGGGTTCGGGACCAGGCAGGCGGCCAGGGTTCGGGGCGCAGCCTTTCGGGTTCGGGATTCGGGACTAATAAAAAACGCCCTGGGCTTGGCCCAGGGCGCCGTCTATGGTTGGAGGACCATAACTAATATATAACACTCGAGTCTTGAGGATGCCAGTCCATCCGCTGCGGACTGGTGAAGGGAAGGAAGGAGCGCGACACCTGCCGCGCTCCCCGTTGTTAGGCGTATTCAGATTGAAGATGCTCGTCAATCTCATCCCCATCCTGTATTTCGTTGTGATAGTAATGCCCATCTTTGGAATACTCGCCATGGTATCCGCAACCATATTCCACATAATGGGCGACCAGATTGAACCCTCGTTCAATCATCGCGTCATATACAGGGATTGGTGGCGACCATGCGGTGTCAAATTTGAACACATATGTCCCCGTCCCATCGTCCGCATCATAGATTTCATCTGAATCCCATGGCTGGCAGACATCCCATTTTGTTCCCCAATTATCACAGCACCAATCATACCAAGATGCCGTGCCGTAATCGACGCGGAGCTGGTCTAACTCCTTTTGGGGGATGGCGACGGCTTTACCGTCCTCATCTTTGCGCCACAAGCGATGGGTTTCCCCATCAATGGTAGTCGCGCCAGATGTGATGCCCTTCAGCGCATCCGGCATTGGCTTGATATGGTCGCACATCTCGCCATTGAGGATGGCGTCTTTCAACGCCATCATCTTGTTTTCGTCCTCATGGGACACATAAATCACATTCTGACACCAATTAGGCATAGATAGATACCTCCGTTTCTGTGAGACGAATGTCCAATTCACCGAACAATGCGACTCGTTTCATCTGGTCTTCACCCAATGGGATAAACTCTGCGAAATCGTCTCCGCTTACCGCATGAGTCTTTTCCCATAAATCCTTGACGCGCGGAGAATATCCGCGCGCATAGATAACATGGCATTTGTTCTTGCTGACAATATCCTTCTCCCATGTGGGTGCCATCAAATAGATGCCATTATCCTTAACAAGCCACAGACCATATTCATCTGTGGTCTCGTCCACATAAGGAATCTTGCGCTCGTTCTTCATCATGTGCTGAATCATGCGCTGAAATTCCTTGCTTCTAAATCTAAGCATAGTCATTTTAGTCCTCCATTAGACCGTTGTTGATATCCTCATTATATCGAATAACAAACTAAACACAAACAAAAAGGGCGACATCTCTGCCGCCCTTTCCGTCCTATGGAGGAATTAGATATATCCTAACTCCTTGTTGAGTCGTCTGTTCAATCGCGGATCGCCATCTTCAAACTTCTCAATCCTTTCCCAGCCGCGCGGATTGTCATCATGCCCTTCTGGCACATAACGATCCGTGATTTCATATTTGATCCCTAGGCTGTCCAGCTTGTTCAGAAACTTTGGAAAATCCACATCCTCTTCTAATGCAAAGATGTTTCCCTTTGGTGTCTGATATGAATAGGAAGATAGATCGTCCGTCGTCATCCGCGCGCCGCGCAGCTGTCCTTCAGAGATGATCCCCCATCCGTGTCCTTCGTCAGTGATAAATACGATATTCATTTTAGTCCTCCATAGACAGGTTAAGAAATGTGGAGCGCGACTCCACAATCTGAGTATACACACATGCCCTTCGGGCACAAGAAAAAAACAAACGAAATCCTAGTCGGGTTCGGCAGGTGAGTCGGGTTCGGGTTTCGGGATTCGGGACTGGTGATAGCAGAGGCTAGGCCGGCGCCGCCTCTGCTATAGGCGTAAGACTATAGCATCCAAAATCTAGGCAAATAAAAAGAGGCGGATTGCTCCGCCTCTCTCGTTATTTTTGCACTTCCGTCCGCACAAATACTCTCGCTTCTTCTTTTATTTCTTCAAGTTTCCGTCTGTATCCGTCGCCTTCTTGATCTGGATAGATAGCGCATAGACCCATGAAAAACTTTATCTGATCATAGTATGCAGATAACCACACTGCTTTTTGATCTTCGCTTTCCCATAGATCGCCACCAAGTAGATCGCGTCCGGTTATGAAGATGATATTTCTTCTTATGCTCATTACCGTCTCCGTCTCATGATGTGAAGTAGTGCCGCGCAGTAGAAGGCTGCGCCAGCGTGTAGGATCATGGCTAGTCGCATGAGCTGATGGCCTAGATCATCGAGCGGTTCCACCAGCCCGAAGATTAGATGGGCAGACGCTAGCAGGAATAATCCTGCTAGCACCATGCCAAGTTTGACAGCCGCCATCAGTCCAAAAGAACCATGTAGGCTTTTGGTTCGTATTGCCTGAACCAATCAAGACCTTTGCGAACAACCGCCCAGTGCTTTGGGTTGTTGCTTTGCTCTGCCATCCAATTCATGCCCATGGTAACGTCATAGACGGCCACGGCATCGGCTGGAATGGTGATGCTTTCACCACTAAATGGGTTCGTGACCTCTTCTGGTTCGTCACCCACTAGGCATTTGAAAGGTAGTGGTCTAGTCATTTTGTAGTCCTCCAAAAAGCGGCGGCGGCACAATGCCGCCGCCTAGGTTTATCACTTCCACTTGAACATCTGTCGAATTTGCGTGTATGCTGCTTTCGCCTCATATTCAAATTCTTGTGGATCGTGATATGCGAGACCCGCCTTAATGGCGTGTCTCTCAACATCCTTTCGCTCCAAATTCCAAAACTTAGCTTGGCCCTTGGCGAAATCGTGTTGATCCTTTAGGCCATGTAGGCCTACCAATGTCTCGCGCCATAGCGTCAGCATCTCTTTACAGAAGGCAATCTGTTCCGCTTCTGTTAATGCCTCATATGTATGGCGACGAGCAAATTGTGATTTAGTCATTTTAGTCCTCCAATAGACTAGGTTGCTTTGGGGTCGCTTGGCTATTGCCGTCCGATTTCCCTTAATGTCCTATGACATTAAGCTAAAATGAGACAACATGCAACACCAAACAACAAATAAAATGCATATTATTTGTCATCAATTTGACACCAGCACAAAAAACCTTGTAATAAAATTACCCTGTCGCCCAGGCTAGGCGTAATAATATTAGGGTTACTTGGGACAATATCGGGCAACATGTCAAATTACTGACGCCCCACCCCCTTGATTTTTTGGGCGCGGGCGCGCGCCCACCCACCCGCCCTAGATGGGTACATTCATTCCCATGTTTTTCTGTTCGACCTAGGCACCGGTTGCAAGATCCACAAATTAATTGTACGAATGCCTAAAGGAGTCCCTGGGCGTGGAAAAAAATTCTGATGTAAATTCATTTGAGATGTTTGGTCGTATGTGTGTGTTACTGGACAGTGCACCGTGTTACAGGGACCAGCGAATCAAGGATCTTGGCTATCGATTCATTCCTGCGATAGAGCATGGGAAGGTTCGATATTGGATGCGGGGTGACTCGTTGATTGGGTTTTGCACATGGTCTTACATGACTTTTAAGGAAGCGGAGACGCGGGAGTATAGTGGCCGTGAGGTGTTTTCGCGGACTTCTGGCGACCAGTTGTGGGTCATGGACATGGTTGCGGTGGATAGTGTATTGTTTATTGCGAGAGACA